AGTGCCACCCGAGGGCGTAACACCCGAAACGCCACCAACGCCGGAAGCGCCAACTGTAATGGTTTCAGACGCGCTAATATCGGATGCGTTGAACGTGCCAAAAAACCACCCAGCGCCACCTCCGCCGCCACCGCCAGACCCCCCACCCGCAGCAGCGTAGGTTCCGCCGAAGCCACCACCACCGCCACCACCGACAACAAGAACCTGAACCGTCTTCGTGTTTGTATTCTTCGTCCAAGTGCCGTTAGCTGTAAACGTCGTAGTGATTGGCGCAATTGCGCCAGAAGTTGCTACTGCACGAACGGCCATTACACGCCATCCCCTGCCGTGACATAGACAATAGCAGTTCCGGTCTGAGTGATGCCGGTAAAATACGAATTAAATGGGACGGTAAATACCTCAATGACCCCAGGCAGCAGAACAATAGCAGGGCTGCCAGTGGTGGTGATTGTAGTGGAGGAAACCGTCTGAGACTGGCTTACGGTATACGTTCCCGTGCTGCCCGTCGTTCCCGTAAGCTGGGAAACAATCTGCGTATTATCCACAACGCCAGTGCCGCTGATAAGCTGACTGGGGAAAAGCGTTCCAGAACCAACAGCAGAAACGGTCATGGTAGTGCCGGAGATGCTAGCCGTGATGCTGGCAGCAACGGGAACAACCGCGTTTGTCTTCGCCACAGCAGCGTTAATGCTAAACCCCATAAACACAGGGGTTGTGCCAGCATTTAGAACGCGAATGTTCCTGACGCCCGCAGAGATGGTAAGCAAATTCGGAACCTGGATAGCATCAGGAGCCGATGTGGCGGCAGTAAATGGAACTGTCAGACCAATTGGGAAAAAGGGCGTTAGGTCCATTTCATCACCTCAAGATAGACTTACAGCAAAATATCTGTCGCAGCCGCCATTGGCAGAATTGATCGTGATAGAGATACGCAGCGCTACTTGGCTTTCTTAGTATGACCGGCGCGCGCCGCAGTAATGTTGTCTACCATATTAGGGTAGGGACGGCCAGAGGCGCGAGCATGTGCCTTGGCATCCTTAACCCCTTCGCGGTTCAAATGCTTATGCACCGCATCCTTGGGGGCTGCCGTTTCCCAAAATTCCTTGTGCTTCTTCATCACGGACAATCCCACTTGCGAAGAGACTTATTGATTCGGCTATCGGGGTCGTGAGCAGTCTTTGCGCCAGTCAGGTGCTTCTTCATGCCTTCCATCCGCGCACAAAAGGAGCGGCGGCGGGCGGCAGAAAGCTCGCTATGCTGCGCTTCCTCACGAGAAACAGGGCGCTTGATGTTGCGCCCCTCCGCCTTCAAAGAAGCTCGGCCCTTCTCATTGAGGCCGCCGGAAGGGTTCTTGCCCTCCCTACGAGTCCAAGCACCAGCCATTGCAGCCTCCAGAGAGAGACGGGGGCTTTCGCCCCCGCTGTCCTTAGTCGATGTCCATGTCCTTGTGCCCGTGCGGCAGAGTGCCCTTGTGGGCGCTGCTGAGCGGAGAGGAGTCAGAACCAGACTTAGCGCGACCGCCAGCCTTGCGGGGCTTGCGACCGGCGTGGTGCTGCGCGGCAGCGCCGTGGACGGCGCCAATGTGCTTCCGCTTGGTGCGACCGCCGCGCTTCCGCTCTTCAGCCGCCGGCCCCACATTGTTCTCGCCCGTGTAGGACATGTTACGGCGAGCGAGGTCTTCCTTATACTCAGGAACGCCCTCCATATGCTCGCCGGCAGGGCCGCCGTGCGCGTAGTGGCCTTTGTGCTCGGCGTGCTTACCGTGGTGATGCGCCTTATGACCCTTCATGGCCGATCTCCTCAGAACGCGCTGAATTGGGTGGCGCCGAAAAGACCGGCGATGGACCCAACATTGTAAAGTTGCGGTGACTGGCGGATGATCAAGCGGTTTGCGCCAGTGGAAGATGCGGACTGCAAGGTATAGGTGCCTCGCACATCGCCAGTAGTGGTGGACGGAGTGGTCTGCACCGAAGCCGTGTAGCCCGTGGCCGCCGTAACCAACGTCGTCGCCGTCAGTGAGGCTGCGTAGTTCACCAGAATGTCACCAAAGAAATCAGACCGGATCGGCAAGCCGATAATGTCTGTGGTGCCAACCGAGTAAGCGTGCGTTGTATCGGCCGTGCCGCCGCTAAGAACGACAGAACGAATATACTTAAACGCCTTCTTGCCGTTCACAGTGGATGCGGCAGTGACAGTAATGGCTTCCGTCATCGGGAAACCATATACATCGTAGCCGTTCACGGTGGCGGTGGTGTAGGTCGCGGAGGCAGCAGCAGTGATGCTGACAGCGCGACCCAGGATAGCCATGGGATTCCACAGAGTCAGGCCGCCATTGCTGCCATAGTTGATGCCTGAGGCCAGCGTGGCGCGCGAAAGAGACGCCGTGATGGTGCCAGAGCCAATCGTCTGCGACGCGCTAACGATATAGGTGCCGACATAGCCAACGCCCGTGCCGTAGCCCAACACAGTCACGCCAGAGGACAGGGTGCCCGTGCCACCGGCAGTCAATAGCGTCATGCCAATACAAATCGGCCCGGCGCTATTGGCTGTCACGGTCATCACCGTGCCAGCAATGCTGGCGGTGAAAGACGCAAAGGTGTCGATACCCACAAGCCCGGCCCCGTTCACGCCCGTGTCAACCACGCCTGTATCAGCACGGACAACCGAGGGAATGATCGAGACGCCAGTCGTGGCCGAAGCCGCAGACACCAGAGTCAGCGTAGCCGACGTGGGGTTTGCGGAAGCCACAATGGCAGCAGAGGCGGCAGTGTAGGGCACCACATTGAGCGTGGTGATGTTGTCCATGCCAATGAAGCCCGCAGTCAGGGCTGTGGAGCCCTGACCGGGAGCATAGGCATAGGCCGTGCGCGGATCAAGAATGCCGGCGCCAGCGTAGAACAACGAAGGGCCAAGGTCCGGGTTGTAATCAGGCGTAGGACCGACACCAGCCGGCTGCTGCCCAAAAACAACCAAAGGACCAGAAAGGGCGGTAATAGCCATAAGCCGGCCTCCTTACGCAGTGGGGAACGACCCGAAGATCGAACGCCAATTGTAGTAACCGAACGAGTAACGCTCGTAACCCTTCACAAGTAGATTGTCAGTGACAAAATCCACCTGCATGTCGGTCTCAAACTTGACTCGCTCCATATACGACAAACCATCAATGTTCGTCAGGAGGAACCAAGCAAAAGCCGACGTGAGGAAGTCGTTGGTCATGTAGCCTTCGGGGAGGCCACCGGCCGTCGACACAATCGCGTTGACGTCGTTGTCAGCCGTGCCAGGGCGCAGTTCCGTCTTCGTCAGGCGGATAGCAACCGGCTCAAGCTGCGGCGGGACGATGAGCTTGCGGGCGCGCGCAAACACCTTCAAGCCAGCCTGATCGCGGAAGTTGGTTCGCACCGAGATCATGCCGTTCAGCAGGGTGGCCTCGTTGAGGTCAACCTGGATGGTCGGCGTGTTGGCAACGGTGCCACCGTCAATCGGGTGCGCCGTGGAACACAGGGCCACGCCGTCACCGCCAACCGACGCATTGTAGGTCGTCGCGGTGTTCAGCAGGTTGGCGCCGTAGATTTCCTTGGTCTGCTGGAAAGACTCGATCAGGCCAAGGTTCGACGGGTGGAACTGCGTCTTGTAGAGGTTGTCATCAATCGCCTTGCGAGTGATGGCATACCCAAGAGCAATTTCGGTGTGTTCCTGGTTGTAGACAAAACGCTCACCAGCATTATTGTCGAACGCAGTCTGACCACCTTCGGTCTTAAGCTGCGCCAGACCCAGGTAGCGCATCTCAGCGGTGCGCTCCAGAGCCATCTTCGACTCGTGCTTGGTGAAGATCTTATCATACTGAGACGGGATCATCTCATACTTGCCCTCGACGCCGCGAAGGCCGGGGAGCAAGAGGTCCTTAATAGCAGAAAGATTAACAGCCATTGTTCAGCCCTCCGATCACGAAATGCCAGTCGGACCAGCGCCATTAGAGCGCCAAGCCTCGTTGTTAAAGCCGACGACCACCTGCGGGAAGTTCGTGCTGGGGTCGGTGCCGTTCGCGCCGGGCGGGGAGAAATCGTAATCAACGATGATGAACGGCGAAGTCACCGCCGTCGCAACCGCGTCGATATACGCGCCAGAAGTGCCAGTGGCGGCATTACCAGCGCCCAGATTGCAGGTGACATATCGGCCAATCGGCAGGCTAGAGATCACAGAGGGGGTCGCGCTGGCGTTGAAGAAGCTGGAGCCAGTG